CATGGAGTTGCTCAAGGTATACAAGATCTTACCGGCACCAGATTTTTGTCACTTTTCTGCTATCCCTGGAATCGCTGCAAAGTATGAGACACAGAACAAGTGGAATATTGATCAGACTCTGAACCTAGCTCGAAATCTATCGGTGACCATTAGTACTGAAGAATTCGAGAATTATCAACGGTTACAAATGATATACATGTTCTATGCCAGACACAAGGTACTTCCCGGGAAGATAACGGACACCCCAGATCCACCCGCGCACCTTGTGAGTTACCCGAACGTTTCGATCGACAAGCTAACAATACACGATATGCCGTACATTGACATAAGAGGTACGTTTGCTTGGAAGGACTATGACGGTTTGGAGCATGAGTTGGTTAAAGACAAGACTACAGCTCCACAACACACAGTCGATAGTGTAAAGGGTAGGAAAGTTGAGGAAAATCAGGTGTTGAAATACCTGTTCGACACAGAGTTTTTGTCACAGGCTACCGTGAGAACCAAGTTCATGACAAACCAGACCAATTGGAACCACCGGTTGAAGATCTCGTGGAAGGCAGAAGCGAAGAAGCCGAGCAGTAGGGTGTTCTATATGGCCAATGACCCTGACCGTAGACTACTCTCTGAAATCGAGAAAAACATAGCAGATTACGTTGAACACAAGCCTGGGTCTTCACAGGGAAAATCAGAGAGGGAGCTGTTAATGAAGATGCAGAACATTGGAACACGTGAAGAGGCAGGCTACACCGCTATCAAAGTGAGCTTCGACATAGCTGCCTGGTCCCCGCGGCAGAGTTTTGAGTTCAAGATGAATGGCCTCAGGAAATGGGAGGAAGCATTCAATGTCCCTAGTATCTTGCTCGCAGCCGATGTATTCAACCGGAGGGAAGTTTATGTAGATAAGTTTGGGCACAAAGACTCTTACACACTTAAAGGAGTCGACATGGAAGGTATGAGTGGCAGGATGAACACTGACTTACATGTTGACTTAATGGGGTATTGTGTGTTTAAATTGAGGGAAGCCAAAGTTATCGATAAGGGTGGGTTGTTCGAGTGCCTGATCGATGACGGGGTGCTCAATCTATTGGTCCCAAACAATGGATTCCAGAACCGTGCCAATGCAATCATGCGAATTATAGAATGGATCTACGCAGCCTTCAGTCACGAGATATCTTGGGACAAAACATTCGTCTCTCAGCATTTATTCCAGTACCTGAATGAAGTATTCCTTGAAGATCACCGTATCACCCCAGGTGTCAAGTCATTTTTGAGAATTGGCAAACTCCAGGCGGTTCCTATTGAGAATCTAATGGACGAACTAATGGCTCATGCCGCAACAGCCCGTGGAGCGATCAAATCAGGCACTGATCACAATGTCGCATACCTAGCCTATGTCATCGAATACTATTTCACACTGAAACGTTGGTCAGGCTGGAAGCTTTGGGGAGATAGGGTTGAGACACTAGCACTCAGGTGTCACCTTCCTTTTAATCTTGGTGGGTTCTCAATCAACAGTGTGTTCTCTCTCTCCACCAATGAGACATTTGCAACCTTTGAGGCCTGTGTTGCAAACTGCCGGATGATTATGATGTCTTTCCCAGCTCTTGCCCCATTCTTTAAGGTAGTGTTCAACAGGCCACCGGTTCCCATGGACCCTACGACCATCCTGCAGACTCCCATGTCATTCCGCTTCGACATAACTTCTCTCTCCAACCGCAAATTCCCGAACGCAGTAAGATCAATCATCCTCAAAGATAGCGTAAACCCGTTGGTACGTGCAGTATCCGAACGCATCCAAGAGTTTGACACATCAGTCTACGCTCAGATCCTTGCGAATAACCGCGTGATTCATGAAGTCGTCCGTCAACTACTAGCGGACATGGACCCAGAAGCTGTTTTGAAGAAGATAATAGGAAAGCTTCAGAATAGTAGCACTGCCGCTTACATCCTAGGAGCACGCAAGGTCCTTGCTCTCAGGATGGTGTATAGGTTAGTGGCGAGGAAGGTGATACTTGAGGTCTTATACTAGGGTGTGATGGTTCTCAGAAAAATCGAGTTAAGTTAGATTGTTGTCCCAGACGCGGGGTTTAGCAGCAAGCTAATGTATTTCGCCTTTTCTGCTGGTGCCATTGACGCTAATTAAAATTTTATTGAGTACTATTGTCGATACTTGTGAGCCAGTGTTACACTAAGTTCTCTGTGCT